TTGAGGTTTCACCAGTGAATTTCTTACAGGATGTCTTGGATGACTTGGGCGACCCCCAATGCAGAAACCGAGAACGTGAGGAGTATTTCAGAAATGGTTGGGGCGACAGTCGCAACGGTTGCTTCTAACAGTATAACACACCCTGTCCGACACGACAGGGTTTTTTTATTGCCCTTAGCGGTGGGGGCGATGCCGAGTGGGACTCCTAACCATATGCAAGTCTACAAAAGTATCCCAACGAGAGATAAATAGTTTTACAAAATTGAAATTTCAAAACCTTGATTTTCAAAAAATTTTTCCAGCAAAAAAATGGTGAAAAAAGACGAACCAAATAAAGCATTTAAAATTATGGCTCCTAACACAGACATTGTGGACGTAAAGGCAGAAAGTCCTGACGAAATCGCCCACCAGCAACTCTTAGAGAATCCGAAGTACGCAGTAGTGGTACATGACAAGCAAATCGCAAGAATTGTGGATGCCTTAGAGAACGTTGCTATAAAACTCAACGAAATGGAAGATCGTTTAAACGAATTGGAAACACAGACAAGATTTCCGAAGTTTACACACGATGGTCCGCCCGAATCCCCATCAGGTATTAAATATGGATCCTAGAAAGAACTACCAACGTATATTAGATAACTTTGAAGAATTCTGCGATGGATTTGAAGCAGGAGCAGCACAGAGATTCTCAGGACAAGATAATGACAGCAGACAACCAATTGACAATGCAGCAGTGCAACGAGTTACTCCAAGAGTTATCAGAGAGATTAACCACGATGGAGCAGAGAATCTCCTCACTGGAGAAACCTCGTTTGATGTACAAACCTCCCTTAGCGAAGGATCATCAGACGATAGCACAGACTCTTGATTATTTACATAATAGTATAGAAGAGTTAAAAGGATGACTGTTCCCTTCATTAACATATTAGCACCATCAATGGGAGGTATTGGTCCTGTTGAACTTGCTGATATTGGAAAGTTGGGACAGTTATCTGGTAATGGTGTACCATTTTATTCAGGTAGGTTCTATCCTAAGAATCATACGAAGTTTTGGGATGGATTAAAACCAGGACTAATCTCACAGACTCCTCCTTGGATTACATGGGAAGATATAGAGGATACTCAGATTTGGATGGTCTCTGCTTTTAAAGGCGAAAAGATTGTCAGTACTCAGACAAGCATTGACAGAATTGACCTATGGCCTCGTGACCCTGAAGATGGTCTTCCAGTCTGGGAGCAGACCATGTATGACACTCAGGCACAGGGTAGAGGTTGGGGTAATATCAATCCACTCAATCATGCATGGGCTCAAACTGGATCTATTGATCCTGGTGTCAATATCACTCAGAATGTCCTAGGTGTGAACCTTGCCACTCTGGGTGCTTTGGGTATTTCAAAGCTTTCAGGGTATTGTTCTGAGTATGCATTCTATGATCAGGAGTTGAGATTTGCCAATGGTATGTTCTATGGTCAACCGAACATGCAGGTTGATGCAGCAAGATTTGTGGACTTTGATAAGGATGGAAACCCTACGCCGTCTTTAGAGGATTATAAAGAGTTATTCAGAATTAGAGAAGATGGACCTTGGATGTACCGTAACGCCGAGCTTCCTTCACAAGGTAAACTAGAGTTTCCAAATGATGTGAATGGATATCCGTCTCAACCATTCTTGCAAAATGACGGCGGCGGATGGAACTCCGACCAAGAAACTTATAATGAGTGGGTTAATACTGATAGAGATAAAGCAGCAACTTACGGTAACGATAAATGGGATGAATATACAAAATATATTGTAGATGGGACGGACGTGGCTCCTAGGATGGGTCAGATGTTACAAATGAAACCCACTGAACTGGATACAGTGGTCTATACAATTAAAACAGCATGTCAAGTAGTATACATACCCGAAAGTGATTGGTGGGGTGCTGATATTGATAGTGAGACAGAAAGATTAGCAGCGTATGCTCTTACTACTTACGGAGCGTACTTAACTAATCAAATATGGTACTTCTACTTACCTGTACGTCATTCAGCAAGGTTTAGTCCTCAACGTACTGAATTCCTTCTAAATAGAGCTGGTCTTAAACGTAATAGTGACCCTAGTTACATAGCACCATGAAACCAATAGGATTAGCTGGACTACCATTAACTCCACACGGTATATACCCACCCCCAGTGCCTGAACCAGCACCTAAGGGTATGTCTGCTACTGTATTTGTTAATGGAAGACCTGTACACCGTATGGGAGATAAATTCATTCCACATAGAGCATTAGGGTTTCTTGTTGGAACAGAACATTCAGATACATTAATCACTGGAGAACCAACTGTCTTTGCAGATGGCAAGATGATGGCATTTCAAGGATCTACTACAGATCATGGATCACAAGTTGTTACAGGAAGTCATACGGTCTTTATGTGACTTGACACCTGTGTTATAATATAAGAAACTGAAATTTAAGTATGGCATTATACAACAGTACAAACGATCAAATTACTGCGAAACCTAAAAAGACTCGTCAGGGAAATTCACAGAATACAAAACTTTCCGCAACTTCTAGAAATAATCCAAAGAAGCGTTATAGAGGACAGGGTAAGTGACATATCAGGCATTGCCTAAAGAATTACATATAAAAAATAGTTCAGTAGCAGGTCAAGGTCTTTTTGCGAAAGAAGACATACCTGCTATGATGTATCTTGGTATATCACATGTGGTAGTGGATAAAGAAATCATGAGAACACCCCTAGGAGGGTTCGTAAACCACTCTGACGACCCCAATTGCGTTAAATGGTCGGATGACCAAGAATGGGGTAATGTTTATCATATGAAGACGATTAAGGATATTAAGAAGGGTGAGGAATTGTTTTTAAAATATACATTTTATAAAGTATGAAAAAACTAAAGGATAATATATTAATCTTTGATATTCCAGAATCTATACAAGAAGAGATTGATTATTGGGTTACTTGTAGTATCAGAGTTAAGAATCACCCTTTAGCAGATATACGAGCACATGAGAATGTTGCATATCTCTCTAGTGATGGAAGAAAGCATAATTCATATCAATGTGGTGTACCTGCACGTTTGATTGAAGATTCGTTTTGGTTGGCATGGGTATTGAGATTAACACAAGAGCATTGGGGTAAGGGAAGAAATCTCCGTGAGTTCCAATTAAAGAATTGGCCTGGTTATTTTGACAAATATGATCTGTGGACTAACTTTGCGTATAAAGGAGATGACAATCCTCCGCACAATCACTCAGGGTTTGTATCAGGTGTGATATACCATAAGAACCATAATCACCCAACTACGTTTAATGATTTATGTTGTGAGTATGAAGGCAAGAATGGAACTATGATTATGTTCCCCAGTGATACAATACATTCCGTATTACCATTTAGAGGGGAAGAAGAGAGGATAACTTTGGCATTTAATATTTCAGAGACTCAGTTAGTGAGTAAGAACGGATATCAATACTCTGTATAAACTGTCTAAATAACTACTGACTTCGTATATTGTCGGTAAATGGCAGCTACATTGTCCTTCAAGGACATTAATATGACATTTAAAAACCATCCTGTTACTGGTGACCTAGTTGTCAGTAAGGATGGTTCTGCTATTAAACAAGCAATTGTAAATTTGTTATTAACAAATAAAGGAGAAAAACTTTACAATCCTGAGTATGGTTCAGATATAAGAAATTATCTTTTTGAACCAATGGACTATGCTACTTCTGCTCAGATTAAACAAAATATAATGTATACCCTAGGTCAGTGGGAACCTAGAATTGAAATTGAAGAAGTAAAGGTTAATGCAAACTATGATGAAAATGGATTTGATGTTTCATTGGTATATACTATACGAGGTTTAGATAATTCACCCACTGCTGTAGACTTCTTCCTAAGTAGAACGAGATAATGCCATATACTCAATTAAACAATTTAGACTTTGTTGATATCAAAGTTGCTCTCAAAGATTATATGAGAGCACAGACTGATTTCACTGATTACGATTTTGAAGGATCCGCTATCAGTCAGTTGTTGGATGTATTGGCATATAATACGTATTATACAGCGTTTAACACCAACATGGTGGTAAATGAGTTGTTCCTTGATTCAGCGTCTCTCAGGGATAATGTAGTCTCTCTGGCAAAGCAATTAGGTTATACACCAAAGTCAAGAATTGCACCAAGTGCAACAATTGATTTAGAGATTACATTTCCTGGAACTGCTCCTGTTTCTGTTACTATAAAGGCAGGTAGTGGATTTGTTACTAATTTTGATGGCAGTCTATATCGTTTCATAGTTAAGGATGACTATAAATCTATAGTTAATAATAATGTTGCATCATTTGATGGGTTAATAGTATATGAAGGTTCTTATGTTAGCACAAAGACTGTTGTTGACACATCTTTAAATAATCAGAGATTTATAATAGATAATCCTTCTACTGATGTCAGTACAATTAAAGTAAAGGTATGGGATTCACAGAACTCTTCTGTGTATAATCTATATGAACAAGCTAACAATATTTTAGATATTACTTCTGATGATAAAGTTTATTTTATTAATGAGATTGAAGATGAGAAATATGAAATCTTCTTTGGTGATGGTGTTTTAGGTAAAAAACTTGATAATGGTAATATAGTTGAAATAGGTACAGTATTAACTAATGGAGATACTACTAACGGTGCATCCACATTTAGGTTTAATGGTAATATTGTAGATGAGAATAGTTCATCAATACAAGTACCATTTAATGTTAGTAATCTAACAGTAGTATCAAAATCTAGTGGTGGAACATCAATTGAGAGTATTGAAAAAATTAAATATAATGCTCCTAAGTTCTATGGTTCACAGAATAGAGCAGTAACTGGTAATGATTTTTCTGCTATTGCTAGAAATCTATATCCAGCAATAAGTGACATTATTGTGTTTGGTGGAGAAGATCAAGAACCACCTTCATATGGTAAAGTATTTCTTTCTGTTAAACCTGATGATGCACCATCACTATCTTCATTTACTAAGAATCAGTTAACAGAAGAATTGAAGAAATATACTATTGCTTCTATTAGACCAGAGTTTATAGATCCATCTGTTCTTTATGTTGAATTAGATAGTAAGGTATATTACAATTCAACAAAGAGTAAATTGATTCCTGCTGAGATGGCAGCAAAGGTTGCTAAAGGAATAATATCATATTTGAAAACCTCTGGTACAGAGAAGTTTAATGGAAAGTTTAGATATAGTAAGTTTATCGGTGTTATTGATGGTTCAGATCGTTCTATTAATTCAAATGATACTGATATTACTTTAAGAAAAGATTTTATAGCACAGATAAATTCATCTTCATATTATGAAGTATGCTATCAAAATCCTTTCCTTATAAATTGTGATAATCCTGTTGTATCATCTACTGGTATGACAGTATTTGAGCATCCTAATCATACAACTTATCTAGAAGATAGGGATGGTAAAATAGTCCTATATAGACTAGATTCCTTAAGTGGTGAAAAGGTTCTATTGAATGATTCGGTAGGAACTGTTGATTATAATAAAGGGGAAATACAACTTTATGATTTCACTATTTTAAAAGGTAGTTTTTCTGATAATCGTATTGAATTACGAGTCAAACCTGCTAATAAAGATATTGAAGTAAAACGTGAGGCATATCTAGATGTAGATGTGTCAAAGAGTAAATTTGTTGCGTATAAAGAGTAGTGCCTAAAACTGCGAATAAAGTCTCATATCTAATTGAGACTCAGTTACCTGACTTCATTAATGAAGAGTATGAACTTTTTGGTAAGTTCATAAAGAAGTACTATGAGCAGCTTGAAATTCAAGGGCAACCATATGATATTGTTAATAACCTTCAACAATATCGTGATGTAGATTTTTATGAAAAAAATATATTAGTACAGAGTACTACATTGAATGGATTGGTACTTGATTCGGATACTACTATTACTGTAGATGATGCTACTTCATTTCCAGAGAAGGGTGGATATATTAAGATAGATGATGAGATATGTTTTTATGGTAGTAGAACAAATACAGAATTTTTAGAAATTAGTCGTGGAGTAAGTGGTAATACTAGTCTTGGAGATCTTTACCAAAAGAGTACTTTTATTACTACTCAAGCAGCAAGTCATGTAGATGGATCTACTGTACAAAATATCAGTAATCTGTTTCTATATGCACTTATAAAAAGTTTTGAGAAGCAATACCTATCAGATTTTCCAGAGGAATACTTAAGGGGTGATGTAGATAAGAGAACTCTTATTAAAAATATAAGATCATTTTATGAATCAAAGGGAACTGATAGTTCTATCAAGTTTTTATTTAAGTGTTTAATTGATCTTGAAGGACCAAATCCTGAGGTTACTTACCCAAGAGATTTTACTTTAAAGTCTTCAGAATCTAATTGGATACAGTCATATTCACTTAAAGCAAAGGTTATTTCAGGTACACCAACTGATTTAATTGGTAAGAAGATAGTACAAGATATTGAAGGTTATTATGCTTCTGCTGTAGTTGATAATGTTAGGTATTCTGGTAAGTTTGATGGCGAAGAGTTATATGAGATCATTCTTAATGAAGCAACTGTAAATGGTGAATTTAAAATTGCATCTAGAACAAAAATAACCAAAGAAATTAGTAATTCACTTACTATTGGTGACAGAGTTAATGTTTCTTCTACAATTGCATGGGATTCTAAAGGAGAATTTAATATAGGTGGTGAAACCATAACATATGAAGATAAAAATGTAAATCAATTCTTGATAAAAACTAGATCAGGAACTGGAACTTACCCTATTGGTACTTCTGTAACATATGGAGATAATGTTGGTACTGATACTATTAGTCTATTAGTTTATGGTGTTTTATATAACGTAGAACCTCATACAAAAGTACCATATTCAAATCCAAACGATGTAATTGAAATATCAAAACCTGGATTTATTACAAATGATGTAAAGATTGTTGATGCACAGAATAATAATAGATGGGTATTCAGTAGTACAGATCCTCAAATTGCTAGTGTTGCTGATTTACCTTCTAATGTTTCAGCAATATATCAAGATGGTGAAGGGTATTATATTGCTTCTTCAGGATTCCCATCTCATTCTATTGGAACTGGTACACCACCTATTGATTTACAAGATCAGAAACTTCTTAAAATTATTAGAAAAACACCTATTTCTACAACTGAGACTTATGAGACTAAGTATAGAGACTTAGGTATTGCTCTTAATGGAGTGCCTTTTGTAAGTTATAAAGATGAAGAGGTTGTATATAATGGTGCTCTTGAGACTATTACTGTAGGTAACAGAGGAAATGGTTATGTTAAGGAACCATTTATATTAGTAAATGGTTTTCCTAATAAAGCAACTGCTAAACTTGCTGGACAAGTTGTTGAATCAATAAGTATTGATCAGGTTGGAAATTATACTGAGAATCCTACTATTGAGATTGTATCTGGTAGAGGTGCTCTTCTAACACCAGTTGTTACAGCAGGTGAAGTAACAAGTATTAATATTGATAATTCTGGTGAATATTATTCATCCCCACCTATTGTTAGGATAACCGATGGTGCTGGAAAAGGAAGATTTGCAGACTTTACTGCTGAAGTTTCAAATACAGGGGAGATTACTGGACTTGTTAAAGTTAATGGTGGAAGTCTTTATACACAGAATAATATATCAATAGAATTGATTCCTGTTGGATCTGGTGCAACTGCAACCGCTAAGATTAAGGAATGGAGAAAAGATAGGTATTTTAAAAATAAGAATAATCTTGATTCAGAGAATGGATATTTCTTTAAAAACTTTTCACCTGAATTAGGAACTGGTTATGCTTATTATGCATCTCCTACTACATTAAGAGCAAATGATAATGGATCCCAACATTCACCTATCTTAGGATTTGCATATGATGGTAACCCCATATATGGTGCTTATAGTCATATGAATCCACTAGATGCAGGATCTTCTATTGTTAGGATGAATTCTAGTTATACTGCTCTTACTTCTAGGGATGGTGGTCCTACTGATCCTATTGGAACATATATTAATGATTATGTTTACGAAGATGAAAGTGGTCATTTAGATGCTAATAATGGAAGGTATTGTGTAACACCAGAATATCCCAATGGAACATATGCATATTTTATTACTATTGATGCTTTAGATAATCCAGTATTTCCTTATGTTCTAGGTGTTAACTACTATTCACTTCCTTTAGATTCTAATTGTAATTCTTCAATATCACAATCAGATATTCCAAAGAAAGCGAAAAGATTAAGAACACCAGATATTGATAATAATGGTGATGCAACTATAGCTAAAATTGAAGATATTAATAGAGGAAGTGTATCTTCAGCTTTAATATCTAATAGTGGTGCTAATTTTTCTGTTGGTTGTAAGTTATCAATAGATGATAGTAATACTGGTGGTTTTGGTGCTTCTGGTGAAGTAGAATCTGTTAAAGGTAAAACTGTAATATCTATAGATTCTCAAGAAGAGAAGGTACTATATGTAAATCTTTCTAAAACTGCCTACTTGTTTGATGGAGATACTATAACTCAACCAGTAACAGGTGCTAGTGGTAAGATAGTTGGTAATGTATTTTCAGGAAAAAACTTTGCCATAGAAAATATCTCAGGTAGTATGAATAGTACTGATGTACTATCATCAAGTACTAAAGTCTTATCATTGATACTTGACATTAATGTTACCTATACAAAGGGTGCTATTCTTTCTTTAAGTGATGGAGTAAATGCTCCTATTGCTGCTGGAGAAATATTAGAAGCAACATCTGCACAAAATACAGTTAAGGTAAAGGTTACAGATACTGGTTTTGTTGTTGATGGTACTTATTTCTTAACTAGTTCTGATTTATTGAATACTCCTGGAGCAAAGATTGTTTCTATCTCAAATTTAAGTGAGAATTTACCAATTTTCAAATTACAGGATAATGTAGCATTATTAACTACAGATACTCCTCACGGTGTTGGTGTTGGTGAAACAATTGATATTGATATTGATCCTAGTGATGTAAATTCTACCAAGACATATAATATAAACAAAAGAATATATCAAGATGTAATCCTTAAAAACCCTGTCATAGCAAGGGTTCTTAGTGATAGTGGAATCGGTAGAATATCTATATTGAATGGAGGTGCTGATTATACTCAGGGTGAGTACACTAATGTAAATTTAATTGGTGGAAAAGGATCAGGAGCAAAAGGTACAATTAAAGTTTCATCAGATAATATAATTTTTGAAATAAAGATAACTGACAAGGGAACTGGGTATGCAATAGGAGATGAACTTAGTATAGGTACTAGTGTTGTATTTAAATCAAATGTAGATACTGCTGAATTGTTAGTTCGTGTTGAACATGTTGGATTTGCATCAGATAATACAGAATTGATTATTGATAATGGGAATGGTCTAAAACAAGGTGATTATCTTAATGTTGGTAGTGAAGTTGTTTTAATACAATCACGATCAGAGAATATATTTACTGTTCAAAGAGGACAAAAGAATACATTGGCAGTGAATCATTTTAATGGTGCTTCTGTCAGTTTGTATGGTGGTGGATATGATTTACCTGTAGGATTTGTGGTTGAGGATGGATCTGTAGTTTCTTATGACTCAGAGACTCAAAAACTAGTTATAACTTGGAATACTAGTAAAACTTTATCTAATATAACTTCTCTTTCTTTAAGTTCTACTTTCTTTGATCAACCAGATTCTGATCAAGATAAGAGACTTGTAGAAATTTCAAGTATTTCTAATCCAAAGTATTGTTTTGAGATTGATGGAGAAAGAAATAAACAAATTGATATTAAAAAGTATTACAAATATACCTTTAATACACTTAATGCATCAATGGCAGGTGTTGGGTTTGATATATCACCAAGTATTAATTACAATTTAGTTACTCCAGAGAAAACAGAGATAAACAATATTGTTGATTTGAAATTAGGTTATGGACCTAGAACAACAAATAATCTTTATACTAAGAGACAACCATCACCATATATCAAATATTATTATTATGATAGAGATGGCGTAATTGATCCTGAAGGTTCATATTTAAATGTTATTGATGATCCTTTACAAGGAACAAAGAATGTTATATATTCAACACCAACAAAGATTCTGTATTCAACTGATATAGAAGCTACTAATGATGGTACTGGATCAATTTCATATATTTCTAAATCGTTGACATCTGTTGGTGAAATCAATTCAGTTAAGATTACTAGTGTTGGTGTAGATTATAAACAGATTCCTATTGTAACAGGAATATTTGATAAAGATGGAGTTCTTGATAAAAATGTAAATTGTTTCTTATCCAGTAATGATATTGGAACACCTAGAAATATAAAGATAGTTAATAATGGTGGATCTTATCATAATGATAATACATTAAGTTCTACGTTTAGTTCTAACTATATTCTCACATTATCTAATTTTGATAAGAATGCTTTTAGTGTAGGTGAAACAGTAGTTCAGAAATCTGGTTCTGTTGAAGTTGCAAGAGCAAGAGTAACTTCTTGGAGAAAAGGATCTAACATTCTAGTTGTTGATAGAATACAAGGAATATTAAGAGAAAATAAAGAAATTAAAGGTCTTGCTAAAAATAATACTGCTAATGTCTTAAGTATTTCATACACAGAGTATTCTCCTGTTGTCAAGACATATTTTGACAATATGGGATATTATAAATCTGATAGTGGTAAGATTGGTGATGCTAATCAAAGAATCACAGATTCTTATTATTATCAAGATTATTCATATACAATTAAGTCAGAAACTTCAATTGATGTATGGAGAAACCTGATTAAGGAAACCACTCATCCAGCAGGATTCCAATTATTTGGAGAAGTACGTATTAATACTTCTGCTGAAGTCAAGATGAGTAGTAATACTGTTTCTTCTAAGACCAGTGTTATACAACTATGGGATCCAGTAGTTAATAAGATTACCGTAGAAAGTACCAGAAGACAGTTAACTCAAAGTATTGTAACTGTTCAACCAACTTTAGTAGAGAAGGGTGTTGGATCTATTTCTATAGATGCTATCAATACTGCTGAGATTACTGCTGGTAATGTATTTCTAAACCTTCCTTTTGATGGTGGATTGACAAACAAAGGAAATCTAGAAGGAAGAACATTATTCAATATGGTTGATGCTAATGGAAACTCTATTAGACCATATAATGAACAAGCTCTTGTAATTACTCTTGATGGTATATTACAAGAACCAGGTGTATCTTATACTATTAATGGAGATAAGATAACCTTTGCACAACCTCCTCTTGGATCAAGAGTTAAGGGTGGTCAATCTATTCCTAGTGTTTCTTTCTATGGAAGATATTTTCAATTTAAAGATAATACTTTTAACCAAAAGTATCTTAAGAAAATTAAGAACATATTCCAAAGAAGTGGTAGGTGGATTGATTCTGCTAATCAGATTGAACGTAATAGGAGTACTATAGTAGATAAGACTATTACTTATATAAAATCTACATATCCTGAGTTACCTTGGAATGTTACAGAAGGTAAGTTCTCTAGAAATATAGGTCAGGTTTTAGATGCATGGTCACATGATATAAGATTTGGTGGAAACTGGAAAACAGTGTATGAAGGTAAATCTTATTACACTGGTGGTGTTCTTTCTTCTTTAACTGGAGAAGGAGTTCTTACTGATGCAGCGACAGGTGATAAAACTTCGGAATTAGAAGCAGGAGTGGAAGCATATCAATATGCTGTTAGTCTTGCTAAACAGGCAGTTAATAACGAACTGAGTGATGGATACGAGAATATTCATATATTAGAAGATAGTGCTCCTAATAAATGTGCTAATGTTCTTTCTGCATTAGATACATTATCCAATGTTCTAACATTAATATTAACTAATGGAGAAGACGCTGCTACACTAACTAATCCTGACTATTTCAATGGAGAAAGTAAAATATTTGATTTATATTATGAGGATGGAACTGGTGTTGATACACAAGTTAATGAAGATCTGTTTATTGCATTAAGTGGAGTATTGCAGCATAATCCTGCATATACAATTGATAGAACTAATGTTCCCAACAAGATTGTATTTGATGAAGCACCTATATGGAATCAGACAGAAAATACAAAAACTCTTCAGGAACCATTAGCAGTTGAAAAGTTCTTTGGTCATGGTATTGGTAGTTATCTTAGATGTTCTATTACAGAGGAAGATTCTGCTGGACCTTATTTAATATTAGATCCAGACAAAAAAGTAAAAGTAATAAATGATACAAGACTTGTACTGGTCTTTATTGATGGTGTATTACAAAGAGAAGAAGATTCTTATAATATTGTTGGACCTGCTATTACATTCAATAAAACGATAAAGAAAGAAAACAATGTAGAGATTATTGTTCTTTATGGTAGAGATATTGATCCTGCTATGACTCTATATGATTTTGAGGCAGGGCAATATTTTAATGAAATTATTCTTACTTGTGATGCAGGTTCTACTGATACTTTTGGTGCTTGGAAAGATTGGTATGGTTTATCATATGATTATTTCCAAGTAGCATACCAAAAGGTTGGTGGAACTAAGCGTATGCTTGGTAATGTTAAAACATATACAACCACAGATCAGAAATTAATTATTACTTTGGTTGGTAACAATCCAGACCTAGATGGTTCTTCTGTTTTCTTTGCTAGATCTTCTGACTTTGCTGATGAGTATGAACTTACTGGTGTAACTAATACTATAGCAGTTGTTAGAGATAGTGATCAGAATTATAGAATGCAGAGAAACTCTGCTAGGTGGTTATACGGTACTCCAAGAGCAGATGAGGCTTTCTATGTAAGGAATAGATTACTATCAAATGTAAACGATGGTGATATAGTTAAAATTGATGGTGAAGATGACTACAGAACAATTAATGGATTACCTAGGTATGTAAATCCTAAGACCTATGTGCCACAAGAGGAAGTGTCCACTGGTTTCTTTGGAACAATTATTACAACCAATTATGCAGGTGACACAAGGGGTGTTGGACTTAGTGCAACATGTGAGATTGATGGTGGTAAGGTTTCTTCTGTTTCATGGAATAAAGCAACCATAGAGATGATAGAATCTGAGTGGAAGGTAACTAAAGGATCAACTGCGTTTGGATATGATAGTACACCTGTACTACATTTTGTACCTGTTGATCAAAATGGTGGTGGAGCAACGGCAGAAGTAATAGTTTCTGCTGGTCATATTGTTGATATTGTATTAACTAATGGTGGTAGTGGTTATACACAAGCACCAAAGATTGTTACAGCAAGACAATATAAGATCATCAAACAGCGTGGTAGGAAGATTGCGAGTACGTTTACTCTAAAATTCAATCCTAGTCTTGTATATCCATCTCCTGTTGCTGTTTATTCAGAAGTTACTAGATTCAAGGGTTTTGAGGTTGGTACTATATTGGGTAATCTCAATATGACAATTACCACTCCAGAAGGATGTAAGCAGAAGATTACTACTACTATACAAACCTCATCTAGTGTAGATATTAAACCTATTACTCAACAAATCAATAAGTACTACCCACCAGCAATAGCATCTATACCTTCTCCTAGTGTTAAGAAACAAGTAACTCTAGAAATTGAAACTAAAACTATTGTTCAATTAAGATTACCTGTTATTGAGATTGATCAGTATGGTAACAGAAGAGTACGTCCTGATGGTAGTCCTGGTGATGGTAATCCTATTGGAGGTGGAGGGATACAACTACCTATGGAGAAGAAAGCATTATATAATATGGGATTTGTTGATCTACGGAGAATTGGATATCAAACAGTATATGAACAGGGAACATTGGGACCAAGGTTCCTTCAGTGGGAAGGTGCTAAGTTCATGACTACTGGTGATATATTATCTACTGGTGGTGTCTCAGTTTCCGCATATACCATTCAGGAGTTTGAGGGGTTTGATCTAGAGTTACGTACTTTTGAAGATCAAGCACAGAGTATGGTTGCATCAAATGATTACATATTTAATATTGGTTATCCTTCTATAAATCATTATGTTAGTCAACTAGATACTTCTGATCTACCAAACGAGAGTGGTGGTGGTTATCTTGCTACTAATGAAACAGTGTATGCAAATACTACCAACTTCCCTTCTACAGGGACAATTTTATTAGGTAGAGAACAAATTTCTTATACAAGTAAAATGAATGATCGTTTCTTAGGTTGTACTCGTGGAGTAAACAACACTCCTATTGAGTCACACACTATAGGTGAGTACCTCAGAAACGCTTTATAAATTATTATAAATAAACCAGATTCAGTCTATACAATCACGAGCTTTGGCAAATGGCAGCTATTATTTCAGAAAAATTTAGAATCTTCAATGCGAAGCAGTTCTTAGAGTCCCTTAGTGAAGGAACCGCAGGAACTGCTGATCGTACAAGAATGTATTTCTTTGTGGGACGTTCAACTAAATGGGACGCTCACCTTGACATCTTCAATCAGAGTGCAACCGCATTTTCTGTTGGAGAAACCGTTAGTGGCGGTGGATGGAGTGGAGTAGTATCTGAAGTTCAAGCGAACAGTCTACTACTTACTACAATCCTTCCTACAGCGACTACAACACCCGCATTTGGAACTACCATCACTGGTGGTACTTCAGGTGCTACTGCTGCTTCTGGAGCGTATAGATACGCTACTGAGGAAGTTCCCCCTACTCCCATAGACAACCAGGCTGAAAAACAAGATGTTTATGAAGAGTTAATTGCTGCCAAGCGTATTACTGATACTTTTGCTCGTTTAGTTGTTCCCCGTTACAACTGGAACACAACTATTAATCCAAAGTTTGATATGTACCGTCCAAACTATTCAGCAACTCCTGCTGGTGGTGGAGCGATTGGTATACAACCTGCTACTGGTGGATCAAGCAGTCTTCCTGGATCTAAGTTTTATGTTATGAATTCTAATTATCAAGTCTTTAAGTGTCTTTATAATGGACAGAGTTCTGCTAACCCAACTGGTGTAAACGTTGCTGCCAACGGTGAACCAACTTCTTCTCCTAGTGCTGGAGCAGGTACATTTGCTAATGGAGTTTATACTGAATCAACAGGTAATTATGTTTGGAAGCATATGTACACCTTGACAACAGGTGACGTGCTTTCCTTCTTATCTACAGACTTTATCCCCATCGCTGCTGCTGGAGAAGCATCTAGAGTTTCTGTTGAGGGTGCTGCTGTTGCTGGTGCTATTCATGTAGCATTGGATAATAATGTAGGAACTAGTGGATTACCTGCATCCGCAACTTTATACACACCTGTTAAGGGTGATGGAAATGGTGCTGTTGTTAAAATTGAAACAACTGCTGGCGGTGCTGTATCTACTATTGGTATGGAATCTGTAGGTTCTGGATATACCTATGGTAATGTAATTCTATCTACATCCACAGTATTTACTGATACTGGATTGACAACTAACCCTGCTGCGTTTACTGCTGTTGGTGGAATTGAAGTTGTTATTTCACCTGAAGGCGGTCACGGTTCTAGTGCTGAAGCAGAATTATTTGCTAAGAGAGTTATGACGAATATTCGTCTGACTTATGCAGAAGGTTCTGGAGACTTCCCTGTAGATAATGATTTCCGTAGAATTGGTATTATTCAAGATCCATTTGATTTTGGTACTACTAATTTTGCTACAAATAGTACATTACGTGGAACTTCTGTATTGAAGATCAATGGTGCTACTGCTGATTATGTTGCTGATGAAACGATTACACAGACAGTTACTGGTGGTACTGCTAAAGCTACTGTAGTTTCTTGGGATTCTACTAATGGTATATTAAAGTATTTCCAATCTCCTACAACACATACTGATGCTGGTACTGTATTAGCATTTGCTTCTGATGCTGCTAATGCAGTTGTTGGTGGTACTTCAACCGCTTCAGGAACAGTTGATACTGCACAGAATACAGTTCTATCAGATATTGGATTTACTGGAGGTTTAGCATCTCCTGAAATCGCTGCTAACTCTGGGGATATCGTATACATAGAGAATAGAAGACAGATTACACGTGCTCCTGATCAGATAGAGGACATTAAACTTGTAATTGAATTCTGATTCTTATCCCAAAAAACTAGAGATAAAGTGAGATGCCTCAGAAGACGAACCTAAATGTAGCTCCATACTACGATGATTTTTCACAGGATAAGAACTTTTACAAGGTGCTCTTTCGCCCTGGATATTCTATCCAAGCGAGAGAGTTAACCCAGTTACAGTCTATTCTGCAAAATCAGATAGAAAGTTTTGGTAAGTATGCCTTTAAACAAGGTGAACTTGTCATTCCTGGAGAAGTTGGGCTTAATACCAAACTTAACTATGTTAAGTTATCTTCTGTGTCTGAAATACCTGTAAACCAAGATGGACAGGTTGTTTACAAAAAGTATGATATATCACAGTTAAAAGGACAAGTAATTAAAGGATTAACTTCTGGTGTTACTGGTAATGTAGTTGATTCTCACACAGCAACAGAAACTACATCAGATGTAATTTATATAAACTATACAAATAGTGGTGATGCAGGTAATGAGGATACATTCCGACAAGGTGAGACCCTAGAGGTCGTAGATGGCGTTAATACACCACTCTTAGTGGTTGGAACCGATGGAAGCGTACTTCCTACTAGTATTTCTATTACTGATCCTGACACAGGTGCATCAACAGCGTTAGAGAGTCCTGCAATGGGATATGCTTCTGCTGTTAAAGTAGAAGAAGGAATTTATTTTGTAAATGGATATTTTGTAAAGAATAGTTCACAGTTAGTGGTTATTGACAAGTATTATGATAAACCATCAACTAAAGTTGGATTTAAGATTGAAGAGAGTGTTGTAACAGCAGAAGAAGAAGAATCTTTATATGACAATTCAATTGGATCTAGTAATTATACTGCACCAGGTGCTAATAGGTTAAAGATAACTCTTACTCTTGTACAATATTCTTTATCTCAAGTAACTGATAAGAATTTTATACAGTTGTTGACTGTAAGAAATGGTGCTGTACAAAGTCAAATAGTACAAACAGACTACAATCTTCTTGAGAATACTTTAGCAAGAAGAACTTATGATGAGTCTGGAGATTATATTGTTGACAATTTTTCTCTTGATGTAAGAGAGTACCGTAAGCAAGGTGGAAACTTAGGTGTATACTCTGCTGATTCTTTTGGTAAAATAAATGGATTAACTACTACTGAGGCAGATGATAAGTTAGTAGCAAGTGTTGGACCAGGTAAGGCATATGTTAAAGGATATGAGATTGTCAATAAAGAGACAAAGTATTATCCAATTGATAAAGCAAGGGAGACTCTTGATAGAGCAGATATTCGCTTAAAGACTCAAGGACTTCCTACTTATAATGTTACTAATGTATATGGAACTGTACCACTAAATGCTCAGGCTGGTATAATCAATTCTACAGGAACTGATTTAACTGCATATCCAAATGTATTTCTTTGTAGTACATTTAATGATGGATCAATTGGTTTGAATGATAGTGAAGGAGATACAGACCTTAAGCAAACTTTGGATCGCAGAGGAAAGTTTCTTGATGTAAATGCTGCAACTAAGACAGTTTATCTCAAAGTTAATTCATCATCTACACAACTCTATAATAATCTAGGTCTTGCTGCTGGTGTTGTTCTTTCTGTAACACCTGGTGCTTACACAGGACTTGCAAGTCAAGCAGATACTCATACAGTAACTCCCGAAGGTGGTTCGGGTAATGGTTTGATACTTAGTGTTACTATTGATAGTAATGGTGCAGTTACAGGTGTAGCAATAAGTAATGGTGGTGTTGGTTATGCCAATAATGAAACTGTCACATGTCCTGCTGCTCAACTAGGAACAGGTGCTTCAACATCATTAACAGTAACTTTAGCATCAGTTAGTGATATAGATTGGCAAAATACTATAGGAGAACTATGGTATGTTTCTGCAAGAGATGATACTGATACTCCAAATGATGTTAAAAAAATAAATTCACTTGCATTTTCAAAAGTTAATAGAAAAGAAGTAAGTACATCTACTTCAGATACTTACTTAGAACTAACTATTTCTGGACCTAAAGATGATCTTATAACAAAATTCCTTGATTATGATGATGGAGAAAGTCTAAAAACAAGAAAGTTATTCTTAACCGAAGCTGATGCTAAAGTAAAAGATAACACAACTTTCTTTGGTCATATAGTTGACTACAATGAAGTTATAACACCAGTTATAGGAACAGCGAAACCAAGTAACATTACCTTAGTTGAAAGAGGAACTGGTTTTAATGTTGATACTGATATTATAGTTTCACGTGGAAGATCTTCTGATGGTAAATCAAGTTACAATAGTACATTTGGACTATCATATTTTGACCCACAGTTTTTTACTAAAATCGTACTGGATGCACCAAATACAGATTTAACTACGTTTACTCCTGGTATGTACGTATATGGTCTTGAGAGTGGTGCTTATGGTGTTGTAGAGGGTGAAGCATATCCATCTGGTAAGTATAGTACTAATAATATCTTGATGGTTAAAACCATATTTGGTAATTTCAAATCTGGTGAAGCAATTAGAGACGAATCTAATAACACTAAGAGAATTGCTAAAGACAATACTATTTCTCATTTTGTTGTTCCTTACCGTGGTGGTAATTATGCAACTGGAAGTACTATTAGTATAGATGGTATACATTACGGTTCAGATAAGGTTAGTGTTGGTCTTATTGGTGGTGGAATCTATAAAGTTAATATTGAAGATATAGAATCTTTTAAAACTGAATATGCAAAACCACCAGTAGTTATTGGTGTTTCTTCAGGTGGTACTCCAACTGCTGCTATAATTATACCTGTTCTTGTTAGAAATTCAGTAACAACATACACACCACAGAATGTTAAGTCATTCTTCTGTAAGTATAGTTCTGGTAATGAAAATCTATTTACTTCAGATATTGAAGTGAATAAGGAAGAATATTCAGAAGTTACTGCTATTACTAGTTCTACCTTTAGTGGTGATCAAGGAAGAAAATATATTGAATGTAATGGATTTGGTGGAGATGCCAGTAAGTTTTTATTACAAGGAGATCTTGTACAGTTTACTGACAATGAAGATAGAACTCTTCGTGCTGTAGTTCAACAAGCAACAAAACCACAGGGTATAAACAAATCAAGAATTTATCTTGATAGATCATTACCATCTGGTTTAACTAATGCTAACGTTGTTAGAATACGTCCTTCAATTAATAATTTTAACAAAGGAACTCTTCTATACAAAACAGGTACTAAGCAAGTAAGTTCAGTTGTTGCAGGTAGTGAAGATTCTAAAATAACTTACTATCTAAGAAAAGATTTTACTGCTGCTGGTGCTGCTGGTACTGGTGGAGGTATTACTTTTGTTGCAGACTTGCCATATGGAACACAAAGGTTTGTTTCATTCAGTGAAAGTAACTTCCTTGTAACAGTTCTTAACAAAGGAATTACTACAGGAACATCATTAGTTGAAGATGGTGATGTTCTGTATATAAGACCAGATCAAGTATCTATTGCTTCGTCTGTTGATTCTGCTAGTGGATTGCAAGCAGGTAGTGTTACTTTAAATCTACCAAGTAATTTCTTTGGAGCAGAACCAAATACTTATACTAAGTTTCCAACACTTAAAGTAACTGCTACTTTAGAAGTTACTAAGGCAAAACCAAGACTTAAGACTGCTGTTGCTAATAAGAGGATTATTATTGATTCTGTTGGAGATAAGGTTACTCCTTTCCGTGGAAAAGATTATGATCAAGATAGTACTGATGTATTCAGTTATGCTGATGCATATAAGTTAAGGTATGTTTATGAAGGTACTATTTCAGCAGCACCTAGTGTTGATATAAACGGTAATATTATAAATGGAACTGATGTTACTAATAGATTTACCTTTGATGATGGACAAAGAGATACAGTATATGATATTTCTAGAATTGTTTTAAAACCAGGAACAGAATCTCCAGTAGGTAAACTTCTCATAGCATTTGATTACTTTGAACATACTCAAGGCGATTTCTGTACTGTTGATTCATATTTACATGAAGCAGGTGTTGGATCTGAAGATATTCCATCATTTAATTCACCAGCTTTAGGTAAGGTATCATTATCTGATGTCCTTGACTTTAGACCAAAAGTTGATAATGATTGTATTACTTCTGGTTTTAATAACAATGCTCTTCTATCTGCATCAAACACAAGATCATTTACAGGTGCTGGTGGTGTAGTTACTAGTACTCCTGCTCCTGATTCAAATCTTGAATATACATTCTCGTTTACACAGACTCAGTTCCTTAATAGAATTGATGCCTTATTCTTGAATAAGAAAGGAGAATTTATTATTAAGAAAGGAAATTCATCTTTAAACCCATCTAAACCAGATCCTATTAGTGATGCAATTTCTCTATACTATATGTACGTTCCTGCATACACATACAGTAGTAAGGATGTAAGGATAGTTCCTGTTGATAATAAGCGTTACACAATGCGTGATATTGGTAAGTTAGAAAAACGCATTGAGAGACTAGAATATTACACAACGTTAAGCATTCTTGAACAGCAAGCATTGAATATGCACATTACTAATAGTAATGGTGTTAATAGGTTTAAGAGTGGTTTCATAGTGGACAATTTTGAGACACATAAGATTGGATCTCTTAGTTCACTTGATTATAAGTGTTCTGTTGATACACAACAATCTGTTATGAGACCTCAATCCAATGAAGAATCTCTAGAACTGAAAGAAGTAAATACAAGAGAAGATCAGAGAGTTACTGCTGGTTATGTGAGAAATGGAGACCGTGTTACTTTACCATATTCAGAATTAGAATTACTTGGCAATTCATTTGCTACTAAGACTATTAATCCAAACCCATTTGTTGTTCTTCAATACGTTGGTGATTCATTTATTGGTCCAGTTGCAGATTCTTGGTATGATACGTCAACTACCCCATTAGTAAAAGATAATAATACAAATTTATATTCTATCTTTATTGCTAAAAATAAAGTAAGAGATGCATTCTCAAGTCTATACAATTCTTATAAGATAAATTGGCTTGGTGCTAATAGAGCATTCTTTAATATAGGATCATTTGCAGATGTTAACAGTGATATATCAGATTCATCTGTAACACAAGCTTCTGTTGGTAGTTCATCAAATATCAGTCCTGAAAATAATGAGATTGGTAAAGGATTAGTAACTAAGGGAGTTGGTTCTAGTGTTGTTGCTACTTCACTATCATTCTTTGCTAGAAGTATTCCAGTTAAGTTTGTAATAAATCGTTTGAAACCTAATACAAATATCAGCGTCTTTATGGAAGGACAAGATATTTCTCGTTGGGTCAATCCTGACTTTAGATATACTGGTATTGCTGGTAACTCATTGTCAACGTTTAATAGTTCTATTGTTACAGATTCTAATGGTAGTGCTAGTGGAATAGTATTAATACCTTGTGGAAAACCACCAAGAGAAAATAGTACATGGACTGGTAATGTTGATACTGTTTTATATGATAATGATGCAGATGAAATCAAGTTTACTGCTGGTGTTAAAACAATTAGATTTACATCAAGTTCTACTGATGCTGATAAAGACACTGTAGATACATATGCTGAAGTACAGTATTATGCTACAGGTACGTTACCAGAGAATCCATCTTCTATTATATCTACTACTCCAGCATATTTCAAAGCAAATGAAGGTACTCAGATAACTGATAGTAATACATCAAATCCAATTAGACCAAATCCTCTTGCACAAACATTTACTGTAGAAGGATTTGAAGGAGGAGTATTCACAACAGGTATTGATTTATTCTTTGCACAGAAGAGTAATACTATTCCTATTAGAGTATATCTTACTGATGTACAGAATAGTAAGCCTGGTAAGAACATTGTTCCAGGAACACAAACTGTTGTTTCTCCTGATACTTACTTAAGAGTAGTTGCTAGTGATACACTCACTATTACTAAGGCAGAAAAAGTAACTGGAACTGCTTCAAATGCTTCTGGTCCTATATCACGTGTTATTGATAGAAATGGTATTGAGGTAGCTTCAACAGCAACTGGACAAATAACATTAACTAGTGATCAGGTTTATAATTTAGTATTGAGTAATTATAACGGAACTGATTTTGTTCAGGATGAAATACTTTCTGTTTCATCAATAACACAATACAACAACGCAAATAATACTTCTTTATCACTCAAGATAGTTAAAGATTCTGGTAGAGTAACAAATCTCAATATTAAAAATACTGGATATGATTATGATTCAGCAGTTGTAACTATTGAAAGTCCACAACTACCTGGTGGTGGTAATGCTACTGCTACAGTAAGAGTTTCTGGTAAAAAAGTTTATCATTCTGATTTAGTTCTTTCTGGTTCAGAGTATACAGAACCACCTGCTGTTGTTATACGTGGAACGGGTACTGGTAATGCTGGTGCTGAAATTGAATCATTCATTACTATTGATAGTCCAGCAGTAAGAATGGGTATCGCAATTGATGAAGCAGGAACAACTGCATCAATAACTCCAACTAACTTCAAGTTTGATTATCCTGTTTATTTACAGAATGACACTGAGTATGCACTTGCTATAGAAACAGATTCTGTTGAATATGATATATGGGCATCTAAACTAGGTGAAACTGAAATTGCCACAAGTACTATAGTAACTACACAACCTTCTTTAGGTTCTTTATTCAAGTCTCAGAATACTAATGCTTGGACAGAAGATTTATTTGAAGATGTTAAATTTAGTTTACATCGTGCTGAGTTTAGTATTGATAGACCAGCAGAACTTCTTCTTACAAATGAAGATCTTGGGTATACATTACTTGATGCAGATCCTATTGAAACTGATTCAAGTTCTGACGCAGGTTCTACATCATCACTATTCAGAAATAATAATATAGTAGTTAAAGTAAATCATCCTAATAACGGATTTGAGAATACTAATTCTCATGTATTCTTTAATGGAATAGTAGATGTTGGTGGATTAACATCATCTAAATTAAATACAGAATTATATAAAGTAACGAATGTTGGCACTGATCATTATAATGTAACAACAACTTCAAGAGCAACAACAAATGCTATTGGTGGTGGTACAGGTGTACTAGCATCATACAATAGAAAGTCTGAAAAGTTACATGCAGTTGTTCCTAATCTGACCTTTAGTACTACTAGTATTGATACTGAAATTAAGACAACGCCAATTGCTCCTATAGATGATAATGTAGGTACGTTTACTTCTTATGATCAGACAAATACTTACGAAAAAACTTTCTTGAATGAAGATTTCTTCTTTATTAATCAAAAGGTTATTGCATCTAAGATCAATCAAACTGTTAATAACATTGATAGATCTTTGGAATATAAGTTAACATTGGATAGTGATGTTTCTCATCTATCTCCATTCATTGATCTGTCTAGGTCTTCACTTAAACTTATATCAAATAGAATTGAAAATGCTAAAGGTCAGGAGAATCGTTTTGGACGTAGAAATCAGTTAATTGAGTTCTATGATATATACTCCTTCCAAACTAGTGGTGTTGATATTGCTGGTGGAGAATCAATTGATCTCTATCAAACAGTAACAGGTCAAACAAGTAATGCTTCAGGTGAAATTGTTAAAGTAAATAATGCATCTATATGGGTTAAATTGAAGACAGTTTCTGTATTTTCAGCAGGTGAAAAATTAACATTTGAACAATCTGCTACTGCTGCTAAAGCTTTCGTTGGAGATGTTACTATCAGTACTAGTGGATCAACTCCAGTATCTAAAGAAGATATAAACATTCCTTGGACTACTTCACCAGCAACATATATTACTGCTAGAAATCCATCTAGAACTTGGGAGAATAATAAGTTATCAGAGTTATATACTGGTAAAATATCAGGTAGAGTAATTCTATGGAATCCTATTACCAAGGTATTAGAATTGGTTAATGATAAGAATCCAATTAATGATGACTATACTAGTCCTTGGCAATCAGGAGCACTTGCTAGAACAGAAGATGTTTCTAATATGGCAAATGATGTTTTCCGTGTAAATGATATTATCTCATATACAGGACAAGCATCTGATGAATATGGATGGTTAGAAATATCTAAAGTATCTTACACAGATGGAGTTGAATTTACCTCAGAAAGTCAATCTAAGAATAGTTCAAGTCTTGCTAAATATGTAACTAAAGAGGTTTCAATTGAGAATCCTGGAACAACAATTGATGTTAAGTTAACTGCCAACACAACAGATATTAAAAATATTGAACTCTTGTATAGATTTAAGAAGTCTTCTTCACAAGAGAACTTTGAAGATATTGAGTGGATACATTTTAATGGTACTGGATTACCAGATATTGATGTAATTGCAACTGCTGAAAATTCTATTAGTGGTATTACAGAAAGGCAAGAGTCTTATCAAGAACTGTCATACAGTGTTGAAGATCTTCCTGAGTTCTCATCATTTGCCATCAAGGTTGTGATGAAATCATCAAATCCTGCATTTGTACCGAAGATTCAAGATCTTAGGGCTGTAGCGTCATACTAATGAACCATTTAAAAGTCAAGGACAATGATCATCTGTACCGTGATGCAAACACTGGTGCAACCATAAATACCGATAGGTCTTCCTTTGAGAAATATAAAAAGTCTACACAGAAATTTCAAAACATGGAACAAGAATTGGATTTTGTGAAGAGTGAGATAAGTGAGATCAAATCCCTACTCAAGCAGATAGTGAAGTCCGATGCCAACTCTTAGAAATGTACCAAAGACATTTACCTTTGAACAACAAAGGATAGAAATTAATGAGATTGCTCAGGATCTATATGATCTTGATGTGCAAGAAGAGAATGATGTAGAACTTAATGATTTTGAAGTTATATCTCTTACTGCCAGTGGTAGTGGTAGTTTAAATTATCAGATAGTAGGTTCATTTCCTAATGAGATCGGTAGATTTTCATTTACTCCACCAGATCTAAGTTCTTTTTGGATAGAAGATACTGCAAAAATTGCTAATTGGGATGAAGCACATGGTTGGGGTGATCATGGAGTTGAAGGTTATATAACTGGTATTAGTAATCTTGGTATTGGTTCATTATTAGATGTTGACACAACAACTAATGCACCAGTACTAAATTCAGTATTAAAATGGAATAATACAAAGTGGGTTCCATCATCTGATGTTGGAATTGTTAGGTCTGATCTATCAGTAGTTAAACCAAATCCAACTGCAAATGCATCAGGTGATGTTACATACAATAACACAAATGGTGAGTTTACATATACCCCACCAGACCTAAGTAATCTTGCAACAAAAGTTAGTACAGATGATAATGCACCATCAACTCCTTATGATGGTCAGATGTGGTGGAAGTCTGATGAAGGAAAATTAAAAATATGGTATCAGGATGTTGATAGTAGTCAGTGGGTAGATGCATTACCAGCAGGTATTCAATTAGGTGATATATCAGTAATAACAGATAATGTTGGTACAAATCTTAGTTTATCATATGATAATAGTACAGGTGTACTAACCTTTACTCCTGGTACTTCTACATCTGGTGGCAGTAGTAGTATTGATCTAACATCATTTTCAGTAATAGCTAATGCAGCTGCATCTGCATCTGGTGGTCTATCATATGACGATACTAGTGGTGAATTTCAATATACTCCACCAGATTTAGGTAGTTATTCAATATCCACTCATGGACATAATTATTCACTTAATGATCTTCAAGATGTTGTAATATCAGGAACCCCTGCTAACAACACATATCTTGGATGGGATCATATTAATGGTGAGTGGTCTCCTCAAACAATTTCTGCTGATACTGACACAACATATGGTCAATCAATTACATCTAGTTCAGGAAGTGTTCAATGGGATTTAACTCCCTCTGTTGGAACTGCTGATAGTATAACAATATCATCTGGCAGTGGTATTTCATTTGATCAGATAACTGCTAATGGATTTAGAATTAATTCCACTGGTGGATCTTCTGGTCCGATAACATATTCAATTGATGTCACTAATAGTGGAACGGGTGCATATACTTTTTCAGGATCGGATAGAACTGGTACTGTTTCTGGTAATAATATCACTATCAATATTAATGATGGTGATATAGTTCAATTCAATGTTAATACAACTGGTCACCCATTCTTAGTTAAGACTGTTAGTGGTACTGGTACTGGTAATCAACTTCCAACTTACGTTAATGGAGTTGATTTTACTGGTGGTGGTGTAGATGGGAATGGTATTGGTGGTGGTGCATCCAACGGAGTAGTAACACTTTATACATCTAGTTTATCAGGAACTACTCTTTATTACAATTGTCAGTATCATGCAAGCATGGCTGGATCTATTGTAATTGGTGCTGCTAGTTCTAGTGGAGGTGCTACAGCATTAGATGGATTAACCGATGTTACTATTAATAATCCACAATTAAATGAAGTATTAAAATATGATGGATCTGAGTGGACTAACCAAACAGATGCTACTGGAACTAGTGGATCCACCACATTCCTAGAACAAACTGATACTCCAAACGCATGGGATGATGGCAAGTATTTAAAATCTACTACTAATGGTTTAGAGTGGGCTACTGTCTCCACTAGTGGTGGTGGATTAACTGTAAGTACAGATGATACTCCACCAACTTCACCTAGTGATGGTGATCTATGGTGGGATTCTCAAAGTGGTAAGTTACATGTATATTATGAAGATGTTGATACTTCGCAGTGGGTAGAAGCGAGTGGAGTTAATCCTGGAGTTTCTACTAATATTGATACTACAAATACTTTAACATCAAACTTTGGACAGCAGAGTTTCCCTAGATTTGACTGGGATAAATTAACACTATATTCAAATACTATTCCTGGCAATCAAAGATATGGAGTTTATAGATCTGCAAATAAGACTAATAGGACAGGTGCAGATTTAAGTACTATATTTGATGGTGATAATAGTACATTTGTTAAGATAACAGATCATGAGACTAATCTTTTTGCAAATAATGGAAGTTCTCAAAGTACATTTATGTTAGTATTTGATACTCCTATATCAGATATTATTGAGATACGTCTTGGAATGGATGGTTGGGCTTCTCCTGGATATAATGGAGTGGGTCTTAGTGGTGCTATATGGAATGGTACAACTAGTGCAGGTAAACAATCAGAAGCTGGTTCATTACTTGGTAGAATAGATGCTCCTTACGCTGGATTATCTGGAGCAGCACAGGAAGTTATCATACATGAAGGATGGTCAACGACTCTTAGGCATTTGATGTTTACACCAGTTGATGATCCTAATACACAAAACCCTGCTACTTATGGTAACTGGTCATCAGGTACAGCAAGTGATTTCATTACCAATCTTTATTATATAAAATTAAAGAAGAGTAATGGTGATTTAATTGAGTTAACATATGATAGGAATGAAGATCCTTCAGCATTAGATGAATATGTTCTTGATCAATGGTATATTAATGATGGTGTGACAATCAATGGAGGTAATCCACCAGCACCTTTAAGTACTGCTGGTGCTGGTAGAGGTGTACAAAGAGTTGGATTCCCATTTGAACTTGTTGGTAGTCAAGGGATGGAAGTTGATTCTAACGGTATATGGACATTCCCATCTCCAGGTGTATGGAAATTAGATCTTAGGGTTCCGTTTGCTGGTAATCAGACAACTCATGAGTATGGATTATATCTTAAGTATACTGATAATGATGGGACTAACTGGCATTATATTGCTAGGGCAGAAGGACAGCTAGTTGCTAACAATATTGATCAGGTTCTGAGTATATTATATACCTTAAATATTAAAGATGCAACTAAGCAGAAGATTCAAATATGTACTGTTGCAATTGCAAACTTTCATCATCCTGTGTCAGGTGGTTCACCGATTGGTGATGGTGCTAGTGTCAGTGGTGGTACACAACCAGTACTTACCTTTGAAAAAGTACAACGAGTAAACACAACTTATTAGTATAATGGCAATAGATTTTCCTTCAACAAACGGACAAGCAACTGATGGGTCGTTTACTCATGCTCATAATGGATTGACATGGGTATGGAATGGTACGTCTTGGTCTAAACAGGGATCTTATCTTGCCTCACAAAATTTGACATCATTTTCTGTTGTTAAACCAAATCCTACTGCTTCTGGTAGTGGGGATTTTACTTATGACAATACTACAGGAGAGTTTACATATACTCCACCAGTTATTCCAGCAGCACAGGTTCAATCAGATTGGAATGCTAGTGGAACTCTTGGAGAGATTTTAAATAAACCAACAGTACCAGTTAATATTAATGATTTAAATAATGTTAATACATCACCTATTGAAGGTGACATATTAAAATGGGATCATACTAATAGTGAATGGATTTCTGGTTCTGAATCTGGTGGTGGTAGTGGTTCTACATTAACCGTTAAATATTTACAAGAGACTGGTCCTGCTAACAATAACTACATCAGTTACTTTACTGGAGTTCAAGGTGGTTATGCAAATTATCAATATGATACAAATTACCCTACAGGATTCCAGTCTCAATCTTGGAATAATTGGGGTGGGTGGATAAATCCTTGGAATGCAGGAGGACAGCAAGGTGATGGTCTACTATTCTTTACTTTATCTGATAATAGTGAGACTAATTGGGAATTAAAATTACATAGTACTTCTCCTAATACTAGTTTAACATCAGGTAATCAATGCCGTTGTTGGACATCAACTGATGGTGAAAACTGGGTTTATCAAGGTGCAAATAATACCATAAGTACAACTACTTCAATAACTATTACATCTGCATATATTGTAGTTACTGATCTTGGAATGGGTGGAGGGAGTGAAGTTTATCTAGAAGTTGGTAGTTCTAGTGTTGGTGGAGTGAACTATGTTAGTTTATCTCAATCTAGACAAGGAATAGGAGTTTCAAATGCTGCAACATCATCACTTACTGGTGGATTAACTTATGATAGTGCTACAGGACAATTTGAATATACTCCAGTAGATTTAACTACATCCGAGAAAAATAATTGGAATACTGCACATGGATGGGGTAATCATGCCAGTGCTGGATATTTAACATCTGCTCCAGGAGAA